ATACTAATTTCAATGAAATAGAAACTACCCAGATCGGAACTCTCCTTCGAGCTATCTCCGAGGCGATTAATTTTAACGAGAACAACCTACAGACTATAGGAACTCTTCTTCAATCCTTTTATGAATCAGTGAACTTCAATGAGGCAATAACTGAAAAGATTGGAGATCTTCTTAAAATTCTGACGGAGAACCTGACCGTCGCAGAGGTTCAAACCGTTCAAATTTCAGGCGGCGGTGCCCCGGTCACTCCATCCGTTTCGGAGAATCTGATTTTTGCAGAGAATTCAATCCAGAGCATTAATGCTTTATCCAAAAGCGTTGCGGAAGGTATCATTCTTGCAGAATCGTTAATTGAGCAAATAGGCGATCTCAAGGTAACCCCAAGTGATGGTATTGGATTCGCTGAGAATGTGGCTATCTCCACTGGTCTCGCACCGTTGTCTGTATCCGTTCAGGAATCGATTAACATTGCCGAAAATATCACGAGGCAGATTTCTTCCTTATCTATTTCGGCCTCCGAAGCCTTACTTATAACCGAAACCGTTCAAGATTTAATAGGTCAACTCAAGATGACCGTTTCAGAAGCCTTAAATGTGGCGGAACAGGCCGGAGTCTCTTTTAATCCATTAATTTCAATTTATGAAAATATCAGATTCACAGAAACGGTACTGGCGCAAATTCCTTTCATCGTTTCAGCTTATGGCCAGACCTTTGTCGCCACGGCCAGAAGTCTCAGTTTCATCGCAAAGGTCAGGACCTTCAACTTCAAGGCGTTCTCCAGGATTTTCCGGTTCGGAAAAGGCCCGACGGATTTAGGAATATAGAAGGAAAATGAAATTAATTTTGGACGGAGACTATGGACGTTCTTTCTTTTGATCGATCTTTTGAGAAACAGCCGTCCGAGCAGATGACGATCCGGCTCGAGCTGGGCCGCATCCTGAGCTCGCTGGTTGTCTCGGGTTATGTGCTGAGTACCGCCGAGGTCAAGGTTTTTGATTCGGCGGGCACGGATACCCCGACGACGGAGATGATTTTGGGATCCCCAACCGTCGATGCGGTCAATAATTATGTGTTTGTCACGATCATCGCCGGTACTGCCGGCAATGATTATTTTCTCCGACTCAAATCGACCTGGACCAAGTCGGCCCAGCCGGACCAGAAGCCGGAATGCGATCTCCTGATCCAGGTCCGCCAGAAGGGTTTTTGAATGGAACTCAAAGTTTCGATCGAAACCAAAGGCAAGATCTTCGAGGGTAAGGCCCCTGAGATCATCCAGGAGGCCCTGACGGAGGTGATGTACGAAGCAACCGCCTTTCTCGAGCGTGAGGTGAAACTGAGAACTCCTCGAGGAGTATTCGGAACTGCCGGAGGCCTGGTCTCCACGATCCACGGAGAAGTGATGGGGAAGGGAACGGCGGCCATCAAAGGAATCGTCGGTCACGGATCGGTCTACGGCGACGTGATCGAGAAAGGAAGGACTGCCGGGAAGACCTGGCCCCCTGAAGGTGTGCTTATTCGCTGGATCGAATTAAAAATTGGCGTCGCCGAGGACATGGCAAGGAGACTTGAGTTCGTGATCCGCCGGAAGATAGGTCAGAAGGGATTCCCCGGGGCCCACATGTTTGAGAAGGCTCTGAAGGAAGGCTGGCCAAAACTGAAGGAGATGTTTGACAGGGTTGGATTCCGAATAACGAAAAAATTGAATGAATAACCAAAAGGGGGGACAGGCTACTTTTGCCTGTTCCATAAAAAAGTTGCCTGTCCCCTTTAACCAGTACCGGTAACTTAAAATCTTATGCCCGAATCATCTATTAGAGCACAAATATATTCCATCCTGAGTTCGGTAACCGACGTCGGCAAGGTTTACGACTACGAACGGTGGGCTGCCGATTGGACTACGTTCGTCAATCTCTTTAAGTCTACGATCGGAGGCGTCGATCAGATCCGAGGCTGGGAGATCGGCAGACGCTCCGTAAAGGAACAAAGGATTACTCTTGGAATCGCCTCATCGGGAAACGAGAAAGTTCACGGCTTTTTGATTCGAGGTTACATGAGAGTAAACGATGCCGAGGCATCAGAGAAAATATTCAACGCCCTGATCGAGGAGATCGCCACGGCCTTCAGGTCAAATAAAAAACTTAATGACACGGCCAGAGACCATGATTTTATCCAGGCCGAGATTATAGAATTCAGACTTTTTGGAGGCGTGCTCTGTCACTACGCAGAGCTTTCGCTCACAGTCTACGAGCGAATCTAATTTTTAACTCTATGCGCTATGCGCTATGCGCTATGCGCCGACTAAAAGGAGGCTAAAATGGCACAAGCACAAGGATCAGAGGCAAGGGTAGTGATTGCCGAGGAGCTCGCCTTTAAGAGCGTCCCGGAGTTGGTCGTTGAGAACTGCGAGGACGCATGGGATGAGCAGACGATCAGCAATGTCACTTCATCACTCGATACAGTCGATTTCAAGGCGGGATCGGGCTCAGCCAAAATGATTATAGCGGCTCCCTTTACGACAGGCATTGTGGGCGACGAGATCATCTCCATTGCAAGCCTCGCCATCTATACACACATCGGGTTCTGGTTTAAATCCGACGTCGCCCTCGCCGCGAGTGATTTTCAGTTGCTCCTGGACGATTCCGCTCAATGCGCGACCCCGCTCGAGACTCTCAATCTCCCCGCGATCGTTGCGAATGTCTGGACCGGGGTCAAGATTGCCCTGGCAAATCCCGCGACGGATCTCACTCTCATCTCCATAGGCCTTAAACGTGTCGTGAATAAGGGCGCCCAGACCGTGCGAATTGATGATGTGAGGGCCATCAAGGACGGCCTCTACGTTCCATTCCTCAACGAAAGTTTGAGAATGAGCCGGGCCTTTTCGAGTTCCAATGTCATCCGTTCGACCCGAAACCCGAACAAGCCAACCCGAGGCAATCAGGAAGTGGCAGGAGATATCTCTGTCGAGCTCAATCCCTGGATGGGCCGTCTCTTCAAGCACACGCTCGGAGGCTACGTTCGGACCGGAGCGGGCCCCTATACCCACACTTTCAAAATCGGGTCTCTCCCTGTGGGTTTGCAAGTCGAAAAGCAATTCGGCGATATTGTCCAGTACCTTCGCTACAACGGTTGCCGGGTCAATTCGCATAATTTTGATGTCAAGACCGAAGGCCCCATCACCGGAAGCTTCACATTGATGGGAGCCAAGGAGACGGTGGCCACACTTCCGCATGATGTGGCGCCCACCGATTTCGGCCACAATCCATTCGACGCGTTCGAGGCCGTGATCAATCAGGGAGGCTCGCCGGTCGCAGTGGTGACAGAGATAACCGGGAAAATAGAAAATAATCTCGATGGGTCCACCTTCGTCATCGGCGGCGGGGGCGAAAGATACGCAGTCAATGCGGGCAAGGTCAAGGTGAGCGGAAAGTTGACCGCACTCTTCGCAGACATGACGCTCTATAATCTGGCCGTGGCCAATACAAAGACCTCGATCCAGACCGTGCTGACCAAGGGCACAGGGGCCGGCACAGCGGGCAACGAGAAGCTGACCTATAACTTTGACGAAGCCATCTTCAGGCCGCAGGCCCCAGTCATTGTGGGCGATAAAGGAATTCTGGTCGATCTGGAATTCGAGGCCTTTTACGACACCGATGCCGATGCGAGCGCCCTCTGGATTGAGCTGATGAATGCGCAGCCTTTGCTTTAGGTCGTTAGACGTAAAGCGTAAGGCGTAAGGTGTAAGGCCTGTTGCAGGAACCACTTTACACTTCACGCTTCACACTTCACGTTTAACGTATCACGGGGGTTAAAATGTTTGAATACATCATTGGCGACAAAAAATATTTTCAGAAACCTCTGGTCCTGGGCCAGGTCCAGCAACTGATCGCTTTCATCAAAAGTAAAGAGATTCAAATTCCCTCGATTCTTACTCCCTGGTCAGTCATTGAATCTTTTGGAGACTCTCTTTCGGAAGCCGTGGCGATCGCATTAAGAGAAGAGAATCGTCACCTGAAGGATAAAGACGTGGAAGCCCTGGCCCAAGAGATAAAATTTTCCATCGAGCCGGAGACGGCGCTTAAGGTGGTCGAAGATTTTTTCGACTGCAACCCGATAGTCTCGACTCTCGAGAGGCTGGCGGGGAGCATAAAACGGATCGCAGACAGGATGATGATTGGATTAAAGAAGCCATCATCATCCTCTGCCGCGGAGACATCTCCAAGCGAGACGAAATCCTCTGGGGATTTACCCCCGGAGAATGCGAGCCCTTCCTCCGTTATGGAGTGAGAGAGATTTTATTCCGGGAATCCGTGCTGAATTTTTTGGGTGTTAAAAATACTCCGAACTCCGAACTTATAACTCCGGACTCTCAGGCCAAGTATTGCCGCGCCTGCAAAAAGGCCAAAAGGGACATAGATTGCGATAAATGCAGTTTTAAAAAATCTGTGTAATCTCGATTTTAAATCTGCGTAATCAGCAGAGAGAGCGAAGCGAACGATGCCTGAAAATTCAGTCAAGATCATCCTCGAAGCCGCCGATAAAACCAAAGAGGCCTTCAATTCCGTCAAGACGGCCAGTGAAAGCCTTGTATCGACCCTGAAAGAGCACTGGGTTGCCTTCAGTGCCGCGGCCATAGGATCGATCTACGCCGTAAAAAAGGCGTTTGATTTTGGTAAGGAGATCGCTTCGAATCTGAACGATATTCAGAAGCTGGCTGAAATGATGGGTTTGACGACTACCGAATATCAGAAATTAAGTTATGCGGCCAAGATGAATGATGTTTCCAATGAAAGCCTCCGTATGGGCATGAAGGGACTCTCTCTGTCTATGGGGCAATTTGTTGACGAGACAGGGGACGGATATGAGGTACTACAGGCCCTGGGCCTTTCCGCTGTCGATGCCACCGGCAAACAAAAGCCCCTCAACCAAATGTTTATGGAGATTGCCGATAAATTCTCATCCTACGCAGATGGGGCTGCAAAGGTTGACTATGCCAACAGGTTGATGGGCCGATCC